CTGCACACTTTGACTAATATATTCCCGCCAGTCACGGTTGGCTGAGTCGTCAAAAGAATACTCGATATTCGAAGTGGCGAGGTTGTCCAAGCCCTCTTCATCATACTCCACAGAGAATTCGTCCTCAAAATCATAGGTTATCATGTCATTGGATAGCAGCTCGTTCGTAGCGAGGACATCAACGGTCTTGCCTATCTCATCGAATACGAAAGAAGCGTTAAAGAACTTGCGCAGCTCATCGATAAACTTATACACCGTCCAGTGCGGGAGGGCATCTTTGATCTTCCCCGACTTGCACGCCGAGACGATGACCAGCCTGTTCCATGGCGTTTTGTCAAGATCGTTACGCCGAATGGCGTAGCCTTCGTACTCCATCACTTTGCGCAGCACATAAAGAAGATAGGGACTAATGGCGCAATTTACAATGAAAGAATAAGTCCCTTCGGGGAACTTCACGCCATTAATTTTCAGTTTCTCAAGCTTCATCAGGCATGGTCTGTTGGCCACAATATCGTTGGTCTCATCGTAGGTGGGGCTAAGTACAGCCACACCTCTCTGCCCGATGATATTGCCGGTCGTAAGGTCCGTAAGAATTCCCCACTGGGTGTTATTCATATTTGGGTATCCCGCTCCTGCTTCCTCATACACCTGCTTGTTGATGCCCGTGTCGAGAACGACAGGGGGATAGTCCATCTCGTCGATGAAGTGCTTCTCGAATTTCGAGTTGTACTTGATACGGCTCTTTCCGCCCACTATCTGCAGCTTCACCGTATCGTTGGTGATGGAGGTCACCGTGCCCTTGCCGCTCATGACGAGGCGGTTGGCGGCGTAGAGCTTGCAGTCGTCGAAGTCGGCCAAGGTCTTCTTCACGTCGAGCCGCTGCACGTTGCCGAACAACTCGCGATTCTTGGCGATGGCCATGGGGAAACTGATTTCGTAGGTGTAGGAGCCAGAGTCCTTGACGAACTGGTTCTCATACGTCACCTTTATCTTGTCGGAAGACGACGGATAGGCCGTCTTGCCGTTGAGCGAACACACGATCATGGCTATTTGTTATTTTGAATATGATTCCAATGCTTTTCCTGCTTCTTGAAGTTTTCCATCGATACGTTGGCCGTGATGCCACCGTCGAGGAGAGAGCCGATCTTCTCCAAGGTGTCTCGCGCCTGTCGCAGGGTGTCGGCCAGCTCGCTGTTGTCGGTCTGCACGTTGACGGTTGGAGCCGACACCACTGTGGCTCCACCGGCGCCCATCGCACGGGACACATCAGCTGCTGTGAGCCGTCCGACGGTGTTGTTGCGCTGTGCCGCATCGATGAGCCGGAGGGCAGGGAGCAGCTGCGGGTTGTTCACGGCGTTGTGGTTGGCCACAAACTCGCCCTCGTGGACCACTCCGGCCTCACGGCGGTAGCGGTTGCCGCCCGTGAAGCCGCCCTCATAATAGCCAGCGGCCTCGGCCTGGTGTTGCTTCTTGATGGTGGCCACTTGTAACGCGCCATAGGCTAAAGCCGCGGCTGCGGCGACAGGTGCAAGGATATATCCTACATAAGGGATAGCAGCCGCTGACTTATAGGCACTGATGGCCGCCTCTGCGGTCTGCACCGTCGCCTGTGCTATCTCCATGCGCATGGCCTTCTTGTTGGCCTTGTTCTTTTCTGCCGCAATCTTCTTGTCGCGCTCCTTCTCGAGTTTTTGCACCTTGGCAGAATTATTGCCGGCCTTACTGATGCGCTGGTCGTACTCCTTGGAAATCATAGCCACCTTGTAGTCGCAGTTGGCCTGTGTGTAGGCCACGTCGGCCTGTCCGAAGGTCTGCATGGTATCCCACGCGGACTTGGCCATATCCGGGAGCCTGTTCCACAAGTTTTGCCACAACTGTTCCTTGGCCTCGGCCCATTCCCGGTCATCAATCAGGTTGTCCTCCTTTGCCTTTTTGAGTCTGGCATAGGCGGTCATGTAGGTGCCGATGGTGCCGGCCACTCCAATAATGCCCTGCTCTCCCGTGAAGCCGTTGGGAGATGCCACGGGATTGTCTGACAGTCCGGCCTTATCGAATCCGCGGGCGGCTGCGTCGCTCATCTTTTTGTCGTCCTGGGCCTGGTTGGAGCGCTCCTCATTCCGCTTGCGGGCGTATTCGGTCTCGGTGTCGGCCAACCACTGCTCATACTCGGCTTTGAGAGTCTCCAACTCTGTCTCCAATCGCTTATACTCTGCCGAGTCTTTGTCGAGACTCTTCATCTTTTCCTTGTAGACAGAGACGATGTAGTCGAGGCCCGCTTTGATGGTGGCCTTCTGCTCCGCCTCCTGCTCAACGAGAGTCAGCTTGCGGAACTGGCCCTTGAAGCGGTTGTACGACTCCATCCACACCTGTTGCCGCTTCTGCCGGCGCTCCTCATCCTTGGCATCACGCTCGGCCTGAATGCGCTCATATTCCTTAGTACCCTTATGATAGAGGGACAACCGCTGGTCGTAGTAGTGCATCTCATTCTTGAAGAGATCCTCGTCGAGCTGCTGTTGGTTCTGGAAGGCTTCCGCCGTTGGGTCGTAGAAAGCAGCCTTGAGCTTGGCGGCCACAGCCTGCCGCTCCCGCTCATAGCCCTCCTCTGTGTCCTTGCGGATCTCGCCCATGGTATCGGCAAGCGTCTTGGCTTGCTCATCACACACCTTGTTGTATTCGTCGCTGTCTTTCTTGTAGAGGGCCTTGAGCTTCTCATAGTAGGCCGTTTGAAGTGCCTCTTTGTCTGCCAAATAGGTTTTGTAGGTGATGTCGCCCTGCTGGCAGCTTTGCTCCTCCAATGCAAGCTCATGGTCGAGCTGGTTCTTGAGCCTCGCAGCGGGGTCTTCCTCAGGTGTCGTGTTGGATGTGACTTTATCGTTGCCTGTTTTCCCGCTTTTGCCGTTGACGGAAGTGTCATTGCCAAGGCTGTTCCCGAAGTCTTTGTCATTAATAGCCATCAACTGGGCTTCGGTGGAGACGTTCTTGTTCAGATAGTCATGGAGCCATTTGTTCTCTTCCCGCAGGGCCTTATTGATGTTCTGGTGAACTTTTAGTCTGGCTTTGTCGTACTCAAGTTGAGATTTGCTTTTGTCTACGGCGGCATGGTTGAGGGCGAGCTCTCCACGGGCTGCCATGCCGTTGTCCCAAATGTCGTACCAGTGCGTCTCAGAGCCAGCCTTTTTCATTTCCTCTTCCTGGGCCTTGATGATTTTGTTTCGCCTTGCTATGCCTTTTTCCCAAGCTTCTATAGCCCGAGCCTCGTCTATCTGCTTGGAGGCATTCTCTTCCAGCTTCTTGTTGATGGCACGAGCCAAGGCCACTTGGTCGAGCATTGCGATGTAGTCCTTGATGGCCTTGGTGTTGCTGCGATATTTGGCTCCCTCGGTGTCGAGTGTGGCGAAATAGCCGGGTACGATATTCTGCAGCTGCTTGGCCGCGTTCATGCGGTCCTTGGTCTTCTTGGTGTTGTCCTCAACTATCTTCGTGAGCTGCTGCACCTTTTCTTTTTGGGTAACAGCACTCTTTGCCGCCTCGTCCTGCACACTGGCTAAGTCGCGCGTTCTCATGGATGCCAATATCGATGCTTTTGACTGCACCTCCAAGGCTTTGGCACTTTCCTTCCATGCTTTCACGATGCCGTAGATGGCAATGCCTACGACGGACAGCACGGTAGCAAGGGCCGTCCACGGGTTGGTCATGTTGGCCATTCTTGCGGCTCGCATCACCGCGACATATCCTTTCACTCCATTGGTGATGAGGGCATATAAGGCCTGAATGGGAACGAGAGCAGAACGGAGTAGTAGCAATGATGCAGTTTTTGCCTTTGTCAAGGTGAGCTCTGTCTTGTCAAGCGCAACCTTAACACGTTGCCAGATGATGTTGATTTTAAGTTCGGCGGTCAACAGCTTGTCGGCCAGCCGCGCCCCGCCTATAGCGATGGCCACAACTCCTATCACTCTGGCCAGAGAAAACAGCGTGTCCCGGTTTTTGAGTATCCAAGTGATGGTCTCTATCATTCCAAGCTTTGCCTTGCCAAAGATACCGGCCATCTGAGCGCGTATGGGGCTGAGCTGCTTGCCAAGTTCCATCTGGGCATTCACCATTCCGGCGTTGGCCTTGGCGGCACGGTCGGCGGCTGTCTCGACATAATCGCCCGTCTTCTCCATTCGCTCCTGTATGATGGCGATGACACCCTGCACGAAATCTCCCGTCTCGGCCGATTTTTCCTTGATTTTCTGAGCGGAGAGGCCGAGGTTGTCAAGAATCTTGGGGCTTTGTCGGGTCATGCCGTCCACGAGGCTGTTCACCATGTAGTCAAGGCTCTCGCCAGTGTCCTTGGCTTGCTGCTGGGCAAAGGCAAGGAGTTTGCCGAGTTGCTCCACTGGCAGATCGAAATTAGAGAACTTCACTGCCTGTTGCATCAGTTGCATGTCGTTGACGGTGTTGTGGGTCTCTTTGCGGAGGTTCTCTAACAGTCCCGGCTTGTTAATGCGTCGGAAAGCTATCTCTATACCCTCGGCCTGCTTCGCCACTTCCATAGACTCCTGGGCCAAGCTGGTTACCTTAGAAATAATGCCGGAGATACCTTGCTCTAGACCAAAGAAATTAGTGATGGCGAAGCCTATTTTGTTCATATTTTCAAGCCATTGCCATTTATCTCGTTTACTTACCCCTTCATTGATATCGTAAATTTTTTTTAGTTCTTTCTTTGCTCTTCCGAGTTGTTCTGTGAGGAACTTCCATTCCTGCGAGTTTCTGGCAACGGTTCCGCTGGCCAGTTCTTTGTTGATAGCGCTGATGGTTCGCTTGATTTCCTTGACAGAAGAAGTGGCCAAGTGCTGAAGAACATGGTCGATGCTCTGTGCTGTAGTGCGCATCGACCCGAGTTCCTTGGTGGTCTGATTGAGGTCTTTTTTCAGTGTATTGAACTTACTCCAGTCGCCAGCGTCGGCAGCCTTGGCCATGTCGGAGCGGATGGTGGTAATGCGTTTCTCCAGCTCGGTAATCTTGGTCTTCGCCTGTCCGTCGTTGAGGAAGATTCGAGTTGTAAAAGTTGAAGTCTTATCTGCCATAAAAAATGCTATTCTTGTGATTATGATGTCACAAAAATAGCATTTATCAATAGATAGGGAAAATACGGATTAAACCATGATTAGATGTCGATTAAGGGTTCTTCTTTATCTGGAACCCAATGTGAGGACTTAGAGCCTACGTCACGTTCCCAGTGTCCTTTGGGCTTGCGGGCTAATTTTTCAAGTCTCTTTTCCTCTTTCTTCCTCAGATACTCTTCCCACGCAGCCTTTTTCTGTGCCTCATTCGGATGGTAGTTGCCGAACACGAAGGCTACAAAAAGGACTACGCAGATCAGCAAGAAGAATGCTGCCAATATCTCGAAATAGATAATCAGTCCGTCCATACTCTCATCTTTTATCTCTGCCACAAATATAAGAAGAATATTTGGATTATGCAAACTTTAACTACAATAATTGCAGTGAATATTAAGTCTTTTTCCTGATCTTCTCCAGTTCCTCTGCTTCTCTGGCTTTCGCATCGAGTTCTGTGAGTGCGCGCCAGCAATTAAGCGACAGAACTTCCTTTTCCTTTGTCGGGTCGCCACCCGTTAAAGCCCGGAGCTGCACATTGTACAGTTCTATGAAGTTGACATGCTCAGACTCTCCAACGCGTATGGTTGATATGCTCTTTTCCAATTCTCTGATTTTATTCTTAGCCTGATCGTCGTTGAGAAATATTCTTGTTGTACTAATTTCCGCTACGGCGTAAAAGCTAAAGCCGTCCGCCAATAGCTGTTGTCTGTTGTAAAAGTCTGAGTTCTGTCTGCCATAAAAAACAAATGCTATTTTTGTGATTATAATGTCACAAAAATAGCATTTATTAATTAGGGTGTCCAGTTAGATGTTCCGAAAAACAGAGGCTGAAATCACCCGTTGAGTTGTTAATATAGTGCTCTGATATTTAACGTTTTAAGTAACGAAATAGTTCTTTGAAAATTTGCATAACT